TCTGCCCAGACGCGGCCGATACCGGTGATCTCCCCCTCGCACAAGGCGACGGCGAAAGACGCATAGTAGAGATACTCGGTGGTGGTGACCTTCGGCCCGCTCCCCTTGCCACCGCCTTGGCTGGTGGTGTTGACCTCTTCGCGGAAATCGGTGGCCCAGATGATATTGCCGCCGATGCGCATTCGGCCAAAGAGGCGCGGGATCACCGCCCCTTCGGTCGAGGACGTGATGCGCAGGCTATCCAACCGCGCGCCCTCGATGCGTTGGGCCGGGGCGAGGGACGACACGATCCAGTTGTCGACGACCGATCCGATGGTCGAGCCGATGAAGCCACCGATGGCAGCACCGGAAAAGCCGAGGATGGCACCGCCAAAAGCGCCACCAATCGCGGAGCCGACGGCGCCAAGAACAAGAGTTGCCATGTGTGTGGTCTCAGCTTTCGGGGAACATGAAGGCGAAAGTGATACGCCGCCGCCATGTCGGGGTCAGGATTTCCTCGACGACGCCAAGCCGCTCGTAGGAATGGATGAAACTGTCTGGCCCGGTCAGGATCCCGACGTGCTTGGCGATGGCGCGTGGAGACATGCGAAACATGACGAGTGCGCCGGGAGCGGTTTCAGTGGGCGCGACCTCCCGCATCATGCGACGCGCGCCATCTGCCAGAACTTCGCGCGGCCCGGTCTCGCCCCAATCGCGGCTGTATGGCGGGATCGGAAAGGGCTCGTCTCCTACAACCTCGCGCCAGACGCCGCGTGCGAGGCCGAGGCAATCACAGCCGACCCCGCGCAGACTCGCCTGATCGTGATAGGGCGTGCCGAGCCATGCCCGCGCTGTGGCGACAACGAGGACGGGATCGGCGGAAATCACAACACGCCACCTTCATGCCCGCCGTCTTGGCTGGCATAGCGCAACACGGCATCTTGGCCTGGAATGTTCGGGAACCCCCTGAAGTTGGCGGTATTGGCGAACTTTGCCCCGCAGGTGGCGATGCGCTTGTCGCAGCCCGCCCGAGCCACGAAGCTGTCACCCTCGGCGATTGCACGCACTGGCGCTTCCAGGAGGGTCAGGGTGGCGATGGCATCGGTCAATCCATGGGCCAGAACTTCAGTGATCCGCCCGGCATTGGCACCGCTGGTCCAGGTGATTGTGCCAGACGTGAACCAGGCGGCTGCAAACCCGGCCAAGCCCGAGGCCATGAACGCGCGGTCGCGCAACAGGTCAGTGACAACGCCGAACCCCTTGTAAACAGCGTTTTCCAGATTGATCCCGCAGCGCGTATCGCCCAGCGCCGCATCACACCCCGCCTGAAACGTCCGCCCGACCGTCTGGCCCAGAACATGCGCCAGCGACCGCACCTCGGCCACGAAAGCCATGCGACCGCGCCGGATTTGCCCGACCGCTCCGCGCCGTAGCAGCAGCCGCTGGCTGGTGTCGGCCCAGTTCACCCGCCACAGCTCCACCGCAGCATTGTCCCAGCGCCCGTCGAGGATGTCGGTTTCTGTGATCCGGTCCGAGGTCAGCACGCCGGTGGCATCTTGCGCATCGACGGCCAGATCGGAGCCTGAGCGAATTTCCGAGGCGGCAAACCCGCTTTCAGGCTCAAACTCAGTGCCGTCAAAGCTTAGGGCGCGATCATGATCGGTGAAGCCCAGCGCCACGCCATCTGCCCGCGAAATCCGCCAGCACCAAGACAGAGTGGTTGTGCCATCGTCGAGATGGGCCTGCAGCGCAGGGGAGAGGGATTTCATCTGCGGATCTCCAGCAGCGGGATGGATGTGATTGATCCCAGCCGTTCAACATCGAGGGTCACGTCCAGCGTGTCGGTATCGAAGCGGACTGGCACATCGAATTCGAAGCCTGTCGTAATCGCAACGCCTGCGCCTGGAGGGGCAGCGAAAGAGACACTGCCGTTAGTGGTATCGACGCTCCAGCCAGTCATCTGCTCGACCCCGCTCAGAGCGAGGCGGACTGTGCCAGCGACCGGTTTGGCGATGGCGCGGGTCCAGCTTTGCGCGCCGGAGGTGTAGCGTTTCAGGAGCGCGAAGGTTGTGACAGCGCCGTTGCCGGTGCCGATCGGCTGGTCCGTCGGGGCGACCGCCTGCGAGGGCAGGCAGGATTTGTGGTCGGCCCAGTCTTTGTTCCGAAAGCCATGCAGTCGACCGTTGCGCGCCTCGAAGAAGGCAACGACGGACGCCAGATCATCGGCGCGACGGATGCCATATGCTACATCGTAGCGGCGGCGCGAGTTGGCCCAGCTGGCATTGCGCTCCTCGTCGCCCGAGGCCAGTTCAACGATCTGGGTGCGCCGTTCTGGCCCGCCGCGTGCGCCACGGCTGATGTTGTCGGGAAAGCGCACCTCATGGAACGCCATCACATGCCCCTCCGGCCGAGCGACACGGCACGGGCGATATCAGCGGCGACCTGCGTGCGCGATTGCCGGAAGCTTTCGGCATCGCGCGACATAATGGTGACGGAGATATTCGGGGCGGCGCTCTGTCCTTGGCCATAGCCAGCAACTTCCCGGCGTGACAGCACCCGTTCCCCGCGCTGCAGGATAGCCGGAACCTCGTCCGGTCGCAGTCCCGCCCAGCCGCCCGCATGCATACGCGGGGCACCCGCGAAGGTCAGCGCAGGGACCATGCGGCCCGGGCCCGGCGATCCGACCGTGCCGCCTGCATGCAGGACATCCGCGAACAATCCACTTGCACCGCCCAGCGCGCCCGAGAGCGCATCGGCGATAGGCCCGAGGATGAAGCGCCGCGCCGCCAGCTTGGCCAGATCGGCGATCATCGACGTGACCAGATCGCGGAAGTCGAGCTTGCCGGTTTTGACGAAAGTGGCCACCGCGTTCTCGGCGCTTTGGAATGCACCGACCAGTGTCTGGCCGATATCACCACCAATATCGTGGGCCTTGGCGGCATAGTCGGCGAGGGCAGCCGTAACCGCGCCCCAGCCTGTTGCGGCTTGTTCCGCGCCCTCGGCTGCTGCCGCCCCGGCAGCGCGTGCGGCAGCTCCCGCACCACCGGCAGCGGCGGCCGTCTCGTCCAATTCCAGCCCGAGCGCATCCGCCGAGGCCGCAGCATCCGCCAGAGCGGCTTCAGCCTCCACCCCGCTGCCAGTCACGGCGTCGCGCAGGGCTTGCCAGCTGGCCAACGGTCGACCAGCGGCATCTGCCAGCATTCCCGCCGCCTCGCGATAGCCGTCGGCGCGGCTCCGCGCGTCGTCGGCCATTGTGCCAAGACCGAGGTCAGGTGGTTCCAGATAAATGCGCGACAGCGCGGCGGAGAAGGCATCGGCTGCGGCGGCACCCGCTGCGGTTGCAGCACCTTCAAACGGATTGCCGATCCGCGCCAGGTCTAAGGGATCCAGCGTGCCGATCCTGACGCCACCTTCACCTGTTGCCCATTCCGGCAGCAGCGCCAGAGCGGCGTTCAATCCGTTGATGAAAGTGTTGATCCGGGTGACGACACCGTTCAGCATCGCTTCGACGCCGGAGATCAGCCCGTTTGCGGCCTGAAAGGCAAAGTCACCGATGGCACCGGGCAGACTGCCCCAGATCGCCACGGCTGCATCATAGGCCCCTTGGAAAATCGCCGCCGTCCGGTCGCCGAAGCTGACAACCCCAGCGATGGTACCCTCAAGTGCTGAAAGACTTGCGGCCTTCAGCCCCTCCCACCCGGCCGCCATCTGTGCCAGCGCACCATCCAGTGCCAGCCCCATGCGGGACCAAACCTCCTTGGCCAGATCGCCAAGCAGCCGGAACGCCTCTCCAACGCCGCCAACCCGGGTGACAAGTTGCGAGAATTGATAGACCAGCTCGCCAGCGCCGACGATCAGCGCCCCGATCCCGGTGCGGATCAGCGCGCCGCGCAGGAAGACCAGTGCTGTGGCCAGCCCGCGCACGGACAGGGCAGCTGCCGCCATGCCAGCCACCCAGCGTCCGGCCATGATGCCCGCGAACGTCGCGGCATAGGTCGTCAGCCGTCCGAGGTTGTCGAACAGCGCCTTGATCGCGATGCCCAGCGGCCCGGTGCGGCTGGCAATCGCCGCCATGGCATTCGCCACCGCTTCCAAGGATGGCGCAGCGGCGACAGCAAGCTGGTTCGACAGCCCGCGCCAGATCAGGCCGAGACGCGAGATCGCGTCATTGGTGCGTTCAATCTGGTCTGCGTCAGCTTCGGAAACGACCACCCCGAAGGCAAGCACGTCCTCGGTCGCCTGGCGCAGCGTCGCCGTGTCAATCCGGGTGAACACCAGCGCCGCGCGGTCGCCGAAGAGCTGCGAGGCCACTGCCGCGCGTTCGGCTTCGGGGACAAATTGGCCGAGCGCTTCCTGAATGGCCGCGATGCGCGCATCCAGCGGCAGGCGCTGGAGCTCTTCGGCCGAGAGGTGCAGGCGGTCCAAGGCATCGACCGCTGGTCCGGTTCCAGCGGCCGCCTGGCTCAGCCGTCGCGTCAGTTGCACGGTGGCCTGCTCGACCTGACCCATCGACACGCCCGCCAGATCGCCCGCCCGCTCCAGTACCTGAAGGCTGGCGACCGTCGTGCCCAGCGACGGCGCCATCTTGGCCTGCGCATCGACGGTCTGCAGGCCGGAGCGGATCATCGCGACCCCCGCCGCCGCCAGCGCTGCAGTTGCAGCAGCTGCGGCAAGCGTGGCGCGGCGGGCAAAGGCGGCAACGCGCGCATTCGCCATGTCCATTTCGCGCGACAGCCGCCCGAACCCGCGCGCCCCGGCCTCGCCTACACCTTCCAACTCGGCGCGAACCTGGCGGCCGCCCTCCGCCACGAGGCGGACGGATACACGTTTTTCAGCCATCGCGGCGTCCTTCCATTTGTTCGTTCAATTTGCGGACCATCACCGCCTCAATCTCGGGCAGCAGTTCGGCGGCGATCAGGGCGTCGATGCCCAGCGCGGCCGCGAGTGCGAGGGCCGCGCCCATGTCCCATCCCAACACAGCGCCGGGGATCACACGTAGTTGGCCCCCGAGGCGGCCGACCAGATCCCAGACCTGCCAGCCCTCCGGCGTTCGCGGCTGGTTCAGTCTTGCGGGGCAGTCGGGGCAATTGCCCTCGCGGCCCTCGAAGGGTGGGCAGGCCGCGCAGTACCGATCGCCCCCGCCGAAGGACCACTCGGCGAGAGCGCGGAGACGTTTTTTTCGGCGTCCAGGATCAGGCCACGCGCGACGTATTGAGTCTGGAACGCCTCGAAGACCGGCCAGATTTCCAGAAGGGCATCGATGCCCTCGGGGGAGACGGGGACTATGTTGCCCACGTCATCGCCGACACCTTCCCAATCCAGCACTGCGCGGCGGGCCACGGCTTTGGCCATGACGAGGGCGAGTTCCTCTTGGGAAGCACCATCGGGCAGTCCTTCGATTGCCGGATCGGCGCGGGCCGAGACCATCAGGGCGGTGGTCAGCGGGCCGACAAGCAAGCGCAGGCCGGGGGCGAGGTCCAGCCATTGTGGCGTGGCGGTCAGGTTCAGGCGGATCATCAGTATGCCTCGATATCGTTGATCAGGGTTGCGGTGCACATGCGGGCGGGGCTGGCAGCTTTCGCCGCTTGCCAGTCAAAGGTGGCCTGCACGCCCTGCGGCCCGGAAATCTCGATCCGGGGGCGCGGCAGGTAGACGGCGTGAACGGTGAAGGTGAAGCTATCCCCGGAGGGCAGGACATAGGCGAAGCTGATCTCGCA